TCACTTAGCCTCTGCCGCCTCGGATTGCCAGTCCGGATGATGGTGCCCATAGGTGGTCTGGAGCATTTCGAGGCTCATTCCGAGCGATCGGGCGGCCTGCCAAGGGTCGACTCGCTGGCGCATCATGTGGGTGGCCCGGGAATGCCGCAAGGTGTGCGGGGTGACGTCCTCCGAAAGCCCGGCCAGCTTGCGAGCTGCGCGCCATCCCTCGCCATGGTCGAGCACGGGGCCGCCGCCGTACTCCATGACATACTTTGCCTTGGGGCCGTCCAGGCGGCGCCAGCGGCGCAGGTGCGATAAAAGCCGGCGCCCAGCCCGAACCGGCGGCGTCCGCTTCTTCGTCTCCGCAAGCCCCTCTGGCCGTCTCTGCATGATGCCGGTCTCAAGGTCGACCATCTTCCAGGATGTGCGGCCGATCGCGGTGTGTCGCGTGCCGGTGTACCATCCGATGATGAAAAACCGGAACAGCCGCTTGCGCTGCCCGGGGTTGAGCCGGCGGATACCGTGCCAGAGGAATTGCGCGGCCTCGGAGCGGGTGAGCCACCGCTCGCGCTTCTGGGGCATCGGCGGCTTGGCGACCAGGGGAAGCACCCGGAGCGGACCTTTGCCGCTCTTCTTGTGCCAGTAGATCGCCGCGGCGTGCAGCATGCCGATTTCCCGCCGGCAGATGGTCGGCGCGGACCGGTGCGCGATGTACCGGGTGCAGTTCTCGGGCGTGATCTCGCTGGCGTGCTTCTCGCCCCACCACTCTTCCAGGTTCACCATGTCCGCGGCGACTGATGCCGCGGATGGCTTCCCGGTCAGCCACTCGTCAGAATAGACCTTGAGCATGTCCGCAATGAGTGGATCGGCGCCGGCCGCTATGCTGTGGTTTGCCGCGAGGTAGTCCCGGAGGAAGTCTTTAGCCTTTTGAAGCTCGCTCTTGCCGCAGCCCGTGCGGACTGTTTTTCGGCCGTCGATGACGGACCAGGTTTCGCGCGCGGGGTCGAGCCAGAGGCGGGGGCCGGATCTTGGGCGCGGCATTTCTTTTCCTGCATGTCGCGCACGTGGCGCAGCGTCGTAAAATCCTGCCGGCCTATGCGGAAAATTACAAGGTTTCCGCGTTCGTGCTCTTTGCGCAGGCTGTCTTGTGTCACGATGCCACGGAATGCCAATTCGCAAGCTTCCGGGAGCGTGATGGGAGTTTCGTCGCCGATCTCGGCGGGTGAGACCCGCTTCATGCTGCCGCCTTCGTTTCGCGCGCGAAGGCCTCAAACGCTTCCTTATCGCCTCCGCAGCAGGTGAAATAGGGCTTGGTTGGACCGACCATCTTTTCGTGCCGCGCATCGCGCCTGTCGATCCGGCACTGCGCCGGCGCGATCTTCATGCCCGGGAAGTCGAAGGACACCACGACCTGCTCGATCTGCCAGACACCCTTGAGCTGCGCGGCATAGGCGTGAGGCTGGTTATTGTCGTCCGTTCGGACCGTCACGCCCGGAAATCGCCTGCGGACGAACTTGCTGAGGGCCTCGATCGCACGGCGCTGATGGTCGGCGCGGATCGCCCGCTCAAGATTGTCTTCGGCCTCGCAGATGGCCGAGCAGTAGACGATGCTGTGCTGCGTGCCGATCACGCCGTCGAGCGGCAGGTCCTCTTCATCGAGATAGTCGGTATCGATCCGCGCGCCGCAATGGCCGCACTCGAAGTGCCAGCCGTTGCCGATCATCACGCTCGCCGGCACCGGCTCGCCGGCGAATCGATCCGCCCACGGCGCGCGCCGGCACGATATGCCGCGCAGCTCGCCGCCGTTGTACTCATCGGCACCGCGGCGGCGCGCGACGATGGCATGGTCGGCGAAGATGATCGCCCCCGTGTTTTCCTGATCCTCAAGAACGGCAAAGGCTTTCACGGCGCCCAATCCTCCCCAAATTTCGCGCGGATGATGTTGCCGATGACGGCGGAAACGTCGCCTTCAACCGTCTCGGTTGCTGCGTCCCAATTGACCCGGGCCGGATCGACGCCGAGCGCCTGGCAAAAGCGGACCATCGCGAAGTCGAGGCCGGCATTCCAGCGCTCATCCGCGCTCGGGTCATCTTCGGGGCAGTCGGGCGCCTGCTCAATCTTCAAAGTGTGTGTGAGTTGTTCGATAAAAATGCGGAGACGCTTGATGGTCTCGCGCGCATCTCTCGCGTCGCTCAATAGCTGGCCGGTCGTGTAGCCTGGCGTTTCGGGATGGATCGCCAAGCAACACAGCGGCCCGAGCTCTTCGTACTTCTCCAGCCGTTCCACAATATCAGCCATGGGCCGGCTCCGCGATGCCGATCGCTTGCTTTGCGGCGTGCCGGCGTATCCACTCCTCCCGGGGGATGCTGCGCACGCGCTCGAACTCCTTCTCGGCGAGCGCCGATGCGCTCTCTCCGAGAACCTCAGAAAGCGTCTCGAGACAGACTTGCGCTTGGGCGATTTCCTTGGAGACCGAGCCAGCCGGCTGCGAGTAAACGCGGCTGGCGATTCGGTCGAGCGTAGAAAGCTCCATCCCTTCGGCCTGCGCGAGCTCGATTGCCTCTTCAACGAACCTCATAAGGCGCTCTGAGCGCAGCTTTGCGACAGGGCCAAACGTCTCAACCGCCCAGGCGAGGAAGGCGGCCGGGCGCTCGGCGCGGGCCCGCTGCTCATCGAAGTGATTAAGCAGATCGAAAATGATCTCTGACGGGCACTGGAGCGGCGCCCAGGCCTTTACCCACGGATCTGACGTTCTGGCCTGCTCGATCGCGTCCATGAAGGCGCGTCCGACAGATGCCATATCTTCATGAGGGGCTTCGATCTCATGCCTACAGCCAAGACCACAACCGCCGTTGCAGGCTGGATAGGAGGGGCATTGTGCCCCGTAGAAAGCTCGCTCTGAGCTTCGTCCTTTTGGTTCCGTCAAAACCCCCTCCATTTCTCAACCGGTGATGATGCCCGGCGCTGCGCGGGCGGTCGTTCAAAGCCGCGGCTCTTGATCTTCTGCCGCGGTGCCGCGATCGCGCCGGTGTGCTTCGCGCGCTTGCGGTAGTTCCTAGATTTCTCGGCGACGTCGCGGGCGGTCTTTTCCTTGTGCGGCTTGCCGCGCAGGATCGGCGCCATGTTCGATTCGCGGTTCTCACCGCCGTTGATGAGCGCTTTAACGTGGTCGACGTCCCAATGATCGCCGGGCCGGATCTTGATGCCGGAAAAGTGGCAGATGCCGCCGAACCGCTCGAACACGCGCAGGCGGACATGTGCCGGCGGGCGGCTGTCGTCGGTCTTGCCGATCCACTCTGCAACGCTGCGGCTCATTCGCTCGCGGCCTCCCACCGACGGCAGGCGGGCGCCTTGACGAGGATGTCCGTTCCGCGGCTGTTGGTCCATCGGCCGCGGGAAAGCTCGCATTTCGCCCAATGGCGGCCGCGGCAAATGTGCTGGCAGGTGCCGCACGTCTCGCCGGCCGGGCCGGTGCCCGGCGGCTGGAAATAGCCGCGCGGCTGGATGTAGTGCTTACCGCGCTTCTTCACGGTGACGGCCTCGCCGCCCATGGTGGTGAATGTCAGTTGGCCCGAGTCGGTCACGCCGCTTGCTCCCGGCGCTCTTTCGGGTCGCTCCAGACGATGCCGTTCTCGGCGCCCCACGCGAACATGAACTCAATGAGATCGTGCATCTCCCCGACGGACAGGTCAGATGATGACTGCCCGTAGGGAACGAAGCCCTTGCCATCGAGCGTCGGCAGCACGGTGAATTCCTTCCCGCAGGCCTGCAGGAAAACCACCTTGGCTTCATCGGTGGTGTAGGGGCGGCCGAAATCGTGCTGAGACACGATATCGGTCAGCATGGCCCACATCCTATCGTTCTGCTCGAGCGTACGCTGTGGCGGCTTGAATTCGACGCGCGTCCCGGCCGGCGCCTTGTTAATCCACCGGATTGCTCGCTCGCGAACTTCTCGGCCGTTCATGATGAGTTGGACGCGCGAGCTCATATGGACACCCAAACTTTGCCGGTGCCCTTGCAATTGACGCACTGCATAGGCGCGTCCAGAGACTGGGGCTCGGGATGGAATTTCGTCCAATCCCCATCGCCGCCACACTCAAAGCACGCAGTCTTGCCGGCGATGCCGGCTGACGCACCGACGTCGCACATGACGACCGTTTCGCGTGAGAAGCCGCGATCAACCTGCATGATGCTCATGGGATTTGCCCCGTGCCTTTGCAGTCGTCGCACTTGGCACCGCCGCAGCGCGTGCATTTCGTGCTGCAATGTCCCGCGCGCGGGACAATCCCGAGCCCGTCGCAATCTTCGCAATAGGGCATAGCAATGCCGGTGCCGTCGCAGCTCTGGCACTGCCAAATGGCGTTCTTCCGGACCTTCACGGCTAGCGCGGTCATGCTGCCACCGCCTCGCCATGCCGGCGGATTTGGGCCACAACCGCGTCAAGGTCGGCGTTGAATTTGTCGACCTCGGTTGCGAGCGCCTGGATGTACTTCTCGTCCCGGTGCGCGCGCTTTTTGAACAGCGGCATGCCGCGGTAGTAAACAACCAGGTCCCACCATTCCCGCTTGGTGACCCAGAGCGTTCCCTGCACCTGCGCCTTGTGCTCGGGCGGGAATTCGTTCTTGAGGATGGTCTCAATGAGCAAGTGCGGTGACTGGCTCTTGATCTCCAGGCCGCCATTGTCGCCGATGAGGCTATCCGGCGAGCAACCTACGCGGCCGTTCCTGATGAACCCGACGCGCTGAACCTGCGCGCCGGTCTCAAAGCAGTAGAGGTCGCGGGCCTCGGGCTCGAATTCGTGCCCGCGCTCGGTGTAGTCGTTGGAAAAGCTCTCCATCTTCTCGCCGGTGATGATCTCGCCGGCGAGTTTCAGCATATAGCTGCGGCGCGTCTTGCCTTCGCCTTTGGCGAGGATCGACTTGAATTGCGAGGCAGTCGGGATGCCGCGGCGCGCCTCGAACCATTCGGGGGAGTTTTGCTCGACGTTGAAAACCTGCATTGGCGTAGCCTCAATATTGGATGGAAACGTTGCGGATCTTGCCCTCAGCGATCAGATCAACGATCTGCGAGAACATGTCGTTTTCTTCTCCGGTGGGCTTGCCGCCAGCGCAGAGAGCCTCCGCCAAATCAATCATGATGTTGCGGTAGATCCTCTCGCGATGGCGCTTGTTCTCCTGGCGCTTGCGCTCGGCGGCTTCTTCGGCGGCCTTCTTCGCCGCGGCGTCGCGGGCTTCCTGCTCCTGCCGGCGGCGCTCGGCTTCGGCCGCAGCGGCAACGCGGCGCGTTTCTTCCTCTGCCTTCCGGCGGTCGGCCTCGATCGCGGCGAGCTTCTCGCGCTCGGCGCGCTGCTCGGCTTCGATTCGGGCCTGTTCCGCGCGCTGGCGCTCCTGCTCGATGGCGCGGGCAACGGCGGCCTCCTGGTCGCGCTTTGCCTGCTCGGCTCGGGCCTTCTCGCGCTCGATGGCGGCCGCGGCTTCTCGCTCGGCGGCTGCGCGCTGCTCGGCAAGGCGGCGTTCCTCGGCCTCTGCGGCTTCACGGGCTGCCTTCTCGGCGCGGAGGGCCTCGGCCTCGGCTCGGAGCGCTTCCAGCTCGACACGCTCGGCTTCCGCCTTTTTGGCGGCTACCAGCATGGTTTCCAGCGCAGCATTCGCCTCAAACGCAGCGCCTTCCGCGCGCGCCTGAAATTCTTGCCAATCGCGATTGTAAATGTCCTTTACAGCGGAAAGCCGCTGCTCGATCAGGTTGACACTCGGAACCGTGGAGGCAAAACGGACGCTCTCAATAATATCGACAAGCAGTCGCTCATGCTCGTTGACGCGGTTCGCCTCCGCAGCCTCCCAATCGGTGACCGGCTTGCGCACTGCATCCTTGAGGGCGTCGAGTCGATCGCGCAGCGTCTTGCGCTCCTTATCGATCGCGGCAGACTTCGCCTTGATGTCCGCAACGTGCTCCTTGCCGATCTCGTCCAGCGTGGTTTTGCTGCGCGCGATCTTGTAGGCAACCGACTTGATGCGCTCGCGGCCTTCCGCGGTGCCGACGTCGTAAACCTCGGCGCGTACCTGGCTCTCGATCGCCGAGACGATGGTTTCAATCTGGCCGGTGCCGAACAGGGCCGCCGGGGTGAGGGCCTGTGACGGCTCCAAAATCGAATCGAGGGTAACAATCGCGTTCATAGGAATTAAGCCTTTCGAAAGTTAGTGAGAGCGTTGACGCAGGAACCGAAGTGAGTTGCGGGGATGTCCTCAATCCGCTTTTGCTTCGCCCATTGCAGAAACGCCTTTTCGCTGGCACCCTTGGCGGTGAGCTCGTCGCGGATGAATGCAACCTGGTCGGGGCTGATCGACCCGGCCGGCGGGACGTATTCGGCGGCCTCGGGGGTGGTGCCGCGGCCGTCGTCGTCATCCCTGCGCGAGGCGAGGCCAAGCGATGCCATGAGCGTGATGCGCTCCAGATACGACACGGCAGACTTGATGCCCTGAATGGGGTTTTTGCCGTCCGATGTGTCGGCGCCGGCCGAAAGATCGTTCTCTTCTTGATGGCCGTCGCGGTGCGAAATGACGCAAATAACGGTGACTGGCTCGCCGGGCTTGCCGTGCAGCTTCCAGCGGTGGGAAAGGCCGAATTTGCTGAGGATCGGCGTCACGGTGTCAACAACCTGCGCCAAGTCCTCATGCCAGTAGCGAGTTTCGCCGCCGCCTTTGCGATCGTAGGCAACGAGGCGGTTTTTCTCGATGATCGGCAATTCGGCCTTTGCATCGGCCAGCGCGTTGTTGAACGCCTTTCGAGCGGCGAAGGCGTCCATTTCCTTCATGAGCCCGACCGCCTCGCGGTACATTTCGACGTTGCCGCTTGCGAGGGCGGCTTGCACGATATCGAGCGGGCCGGGCGCTGCCGGCGCAACGGCGCGCGGGCGACGGACTGAAACAGCCTTTATGTTCGACTCGGGGAGCGGTTCAACGGCGGCGGACATTATGCGGCTTCCTTTGCGTGTGCGGCGCGGTCGTGCTGGATGGCGATATCAATCCGGTTGAGGGCGAGCGCGACCGCGGCGCGGGCCTCGGCTAGGATGGCGGTAGAGAGGGCGGACGGCTTGACGTTGTGAAGGAGGCCGTCAACGTCGTCGGCAAGCCAGGCGGCGTACATCTCAACTCGATTGGTGCGCGCGGCATCGGCCGCGCGTTGCTGGTCGGTCATGGAAGCTCCCCTTTCAAAATCGGATAGTCCGGGCCCCAGGTCGCGGCGCGCTCGGAAGCGGACGCAACCTTGTCGACGGCCTGAATTTTCACGGCGAGGCCGCGGGCGCTGATCTTCCCCGCGGTCCAATCCGCGAACCATTCGCCAAGCGCCCAATCGAACCGGGCGCCGGCAACAGCTTCGCGGGCAACGAGAGGCAGGCCGTCGAACATTTCGAGCGTTCCCGTCTCTTCGAAGTCGCCTTGTGAGTTCGTGTTCACGCGGCGGACGCGACGCTATCGGCAGTCTTGATCGCGTTGGACTTCATCAGTCCGCGAGCGTGGGCGAGGTCGACCATGCAGCGGACGATGACGCGGGTTTCGGTAAGGAGCGCCGTGCCGGCGCGCGTTTTTTCCCAGTGGGCCTGAGCTTCGCTCAGGGTGAAGTAGCGGCAGCCAGCTTTCACCATGGGCTCCTTGTCCGCCTTGAGCTTCTGGAGGAAGAAGGCGTATCCGTCGCTGCGGGTCGCGCCCTGGATGATCCACTGATCTGCACCGAGGTCCGCGCGGCTCAGGTACGCGCCGCTCAGGTTCGCGCCGCTCAGGTTCGCGCCGCTCAGGTTCGCGCCGCTCAGGTTCGCGCGGCTCAGGTACGCGCCGCTCAGGTTCGCGCCGCTCAGGTACGCGCGGCTCAGGTACGCGCCGCTCAGGTTCGCGCCGCTCAGGTACGCGCCGCTCAGGTTCGCGCCGCTCAGGTTCGCGCGGCTCAGGTACGCGCCGCTCAGGTTCGCGCCGCTCAGGTTCGCGCGGCTCAGGTACGCGCCGCTCAGGTTCGCGCCGCTCAGGTACGCGCGGCTCAGGTACGCGCCGCTCAGGTTCGCGCCGCTCAGGTACGCGCGGCTCAGGTACGCGCCGCTCAGGTTCGCGCCGCTCAGGTACGCGCCGCTCAGGTACGCGCCGCTCAGGTTCGCGCCGCTCTTGATGGCCCATTTGATGGCGAGGCCGAGCTTGACGCTGGTCAATGCGTCATCGCGGCAGTCGATTTCTGCCGTGAACTGCACGTCGCCGGTAAAACGGTTGCGGACGTCGAACTTCAAAAGCTGCTTAACGGTATCGAGCATGGTAGTTCCTCTGGTTGTGAAGGTGGATGGCGCTACTTGCTGGCCATGACTTGACGGATGACGGCGAGATCGCGCTCAAACTCACGATCGGCGGGAGAGGGCGGCAGCTGCCTGGCCTCCGGCTTGATGCCGGCGCGGCGCTGGAGCTGCCAAATCGAAAGCAGGTTGTCGGCGTGCTGCTGGCTGGTCACTGCTCGTCCCTCATGCGCTCATATTCAGCGTCGGGATCGCGCCAGCCGTGGCCGCATTCGCCGCTGCAGGCATCAGGTTGCCAGCCGCCCCGGCATTCGCGCGGATGGGCGCCGCAAAACTCGCAACAGTCATCATCCGGATCTGAGGTTTTCCAAGCGTCGTATCCGGGGAGCGGGGCAGTCATTACTGACCACCGCGGCTAGCGATGAAACGCAGGCAACCCGCGATGTGATTGCGGACCTGATCGTCAGACGCCTTCGGCGAACCCCAGTTCGTGACGATGTCGACGGTCCGAAACGCCGGGTGGGCCTGGATCTTCCAGAGCTCTCCGAGAAGAGCCAGCCGTGTCTTGGTCATTTGAGTTCCCCATCAGCAACCTGATGCGAGAACCATAATGGGAATGGTCCCATTTCGTCAATGGGTAAATTCCCATTCTCGAGTCAAAATTTTTCCCCACCGTATTTTTACGGCGGGGACTTCCCATTTCAGGACGGGGCAGGTGGCCCCCTTTAGGCGGCGTAGTTGCCTACTGTTCGGCCGGCAACCTTCCACTCGGATTTCTTGAGCGTGAAATCCTTTTGAGGATTGTGCTGCCGCACCCTCCACAGAGTATCGGTCTGACCGCGATACTCTTTGATCAGCGCCACCGTCGTTCCGCCAGTCTCATTTCGGAACACGCACGTGTCTCCGACGCGCGGCGGCAAATGCGGATTAACAAGAGCGGTGGATCCTGGCTTGTGCTCGGGTGACATCGAGTCGCCGGTAACGATCATTCCGTACGCATCTCGCACCTTAAGAAGCATGACCGGGCGAGCGACGTAATCAACAGCATATTCAGACACTATTTCAGCCCCATCGGGGCCACCTTGGGCAGTGCCGTATACAGGCAAATCAGCCTGCAAGCCGAATAACTCAGAGTTTGGCACCAGCCGAGCGGGGCCCGCTGCCGGGGCACCATGCGCCGGATGTGTTGTTGGTTCAATCAAACCGTCGCGAGTAGTCCCCGCTTTTTTTTCGTAGCGCCGTTTCGGCAACAGGGCGGACGGTCCTCTCAATGACTCCTCCGGTACCTTCAACACATCGGCGATGATGCGCCGGTCTCGCTCATCGAGCTCCTCGGGGACACCGCGGACCAGAAACTGGGAGATGTAGCCGGCATCGCGATCGAGCGCGACCGAGAGCTGCTTTCTCGTGATCTTCAGCTCGGTTAGCCGGTCCTGAATCAGTTTGCGTACCATGTCGTTCATCCCCTGTTCCTATGACGATAAGGCCCAATGGGAAAAATGGGAACGGCCCCTTGACATAATGGGAATGGTCCCATAGTCATTCCCATTATGAGTTTGCACCCGACAATTCGGCCGTTCGCGGATGAGGTTGAAGCGTTCTGCGTCGAGCGCGCGATTTCCCCGACGCGCTTCGGAAAGCTGGCGCTGAATGACGAGCGCTTCGTTCACGACCTCAGGAGAGGTCGGAACCCGTCGCCATTCACCATCGACCGCGTGCGGGCCTTCATGAAAGAGGAGGTTACGGCATGCTGATCGCTCTTTGGTGGTTGCGCTTCCACGAAGCGTGCGTCGATGCCGTCCTCACGGCTGCGATGGACCACTATTGGCAGCTCGAATACGAGCGGGTCGTGGCGGAGCTCGGCCTCTGATGACATACGAAAAAATCCCGGGCGCCGCGAGCGCGGGGGAGCCGGCGGCGCCCGAGACGTCACGCCGGGCCGCGACGCGGCCGGCGGACTTCGCCTCTCGCGATGCGCTCAAACGCGGCAACGGCCTCCAATCGTTGCTTGATGCCTTCGCAATCACGTTCGGTGTGTTTTTCGGGTTTTTGCTCGGCGTTGCCGTTGGCGCGGCTGTCGGCATTCCCGTCTGGCTGGCGTTTGCCGGCCGATAGGTGGGTCACCACGTTCGCGGTGAGGGCCGCGAGCGCGATGAAGGGGAGAGGGTCGTTAGCGTCGTTATCGTTGTGTGAGTGCGTGTCCTTCATGGCCTGAGCAATCAAGCAGGAAGGGGTTTGTCAGTGGTCCAATTCTCTTTGAGGAAAAGTCAAATGCCGCAGTCCGCGTATCTGGATGAAGCGGTTCGGTGGTCGAAGGGCCTTACGCAAATGCGTTCGCGCGGCCCAGGCGACACCGACATTGCGATGCGTGCGATCGCGAGAGAGTACGGCGTGAGCTACGCCGCGCTTTGGAGGCTTCGCTACCGCCGTTCATCTCTCAAAGATATCGGCGTGTCCGTCTACATGAAGCTCAAGGCCGCATATGAGGCCGAGTGCCGACGTCAACTGGGGAAACTGAGGGATGAAATTGCGATCACCGAAGCGGCGTGCGGCGCTTCTTCGGATTTGCTGGATGCGGCTAAGGCTCTGGTTCGCGAGGCGGACGGGGGACGTCACAGGGGTTAACCGAGAGGGCGCGCATTGAACGTCTACGTTCCGACACCCACGCAAGCGCGCGCCATCGAACGGCGCCGGCTGTTTCAACAGTCGATAGAAGCGGGCGCCGCGCGCTTGGCTGCGGCGAAGGCGCCGCAGGTGGTGACCGTTCCACCCGCGCCGGTGCTCAACTGGCCCAAAGTGGATGCGGTCAAAGCGCCGCTGACGTTCGGCCTTCCGGATTGGTATTTCTTCGCGCCGGCGCTCGATGGTGACAATTTCGATCTGAGCCGGCGGCCGCGGATCGGTTTCATCCAGAGGGTTTGCGCGCGCCACTATGGGCGAACGGTCGGTGACATTCTGTCGCCTCGGCGGGCCAAAGACCTGATTATGCCCCGCCAAGTCGCCATGTACCTGGCGAAAGAGCTCACCCTCAAGTCGCTGACGGAAATCGCGCACCGCTTCGCGCGATCGGACCACACAACGATCTTGTGGGCGCATCGGAAGATTGAGGCGATGTTAGCCGAGGGCGGCCCGATCGCCCGTGACGTCTCGGCGTTGGTGCTCGAAATCATGGGTGAGCCCGTCGATGTCTAGCGCCGAATACCCCGACGGCATTCCCTCCGAGGTCTGCGACCATTTCGAGCGCATTGCTAGCGAGCTGCTAGCGAGTGGCTTTGATCGGTACTCGGCGGACGCTGTGCTTCATCGGATCCGCTGGCATGAGCGCGTAGAGCAGGGAAACCGCTCGTTCAAGTGCAACGATCATTGGACCGCGCCGCTCGCGCGCTGGTTCGGCGAGCGCCATCCCGAATCGGCGGCCTTCTTCGAAACGAGAGAACACCGGGCGGCGCCAGTCCGCGCCTATGTCGACTGAGGGGACAATGCAGAACGCAGGGCAGGGCGGCGCCGAGCGTCAAACGCTCGCCGAATTCACCTATGACCGGACCATCTGGGCGGCCTGGAAATTGAAACGATACGACACAAGTCAGATTGCGAAGATTACCGGCCTTCCTGAAAGCCTCGTTGCCAATCGCCTGGCGCGGCTGCGGGACGCGCAACGATGATTGCGGCGCTCTATGTCCACACGGGAGGGGCCTACTACGGGCTCGACGGGGTTGATCCATGGGACGAGGCGCGGGACGCGCGCCGCTACGCCGGCCCGTGGCCCGTGGTCGCTCATCCGCCTTGCCAGCGGTGGGGCAATTTCTACGCCGGTTCGCCGCTTGCAATCTCTCGCGGCGAGCGGAAGAAGCTCGGCGACGATGGCGGGTGCTTTGAAGCCGCGCTCGCGGCCGTGCGTGAATTCGGTGGAGTAATCGAGCATCCGCAGGATAGCCGCGCGTGGGCCTATTTCGGCCTCAATGAGCCTCCGCGCACTGGCGGGTGGGTCAATGCCGATTTCTATGGCGGCTGGACCTGTCGAGTTGAACAGGGGTTCTATGGGCATTTCGCGCGCAAGCCGACGTGGCTTGTTACCTACAAGGTCGCGTTGCCCTCGCTGCGCTGGGGCTTCGGAAAGCGCCGGCTAGATCCTGCCATTGTCGAGCGGATGGGTTTGAAGCGAGCCATTCGGCTCGGTGAGATCGGCGCAGTCGGTGGTGGCGGGAACGACGAGGAACGCATTGCTACACCGGCGCCGTTCCGCGATCTGCTCATCAGCATGGCGCGATCGGTTCGGATGCGGGAGGCGGCATGACCGTTGTCGCGTCCAAATATGCGCCGATCGCAAATGATCTCTACGAAACCGAGCCCTACGGCACCGAGGCGCTGTTGCGCTTCCTGCCGATGGTCCGGCCTCGCATGTCGGTGTGGGAGCCGGCCGCTGGCAATCACAGGATTGCCGACGTTCTCGCGGCCCGTGGTGCGTTCGTCATCACAAGCGACGTTGCGACCTACAGCCGGCCGCACACGTTCCAGATGGACTTTCTAGGCGCGGATCCGGCCTGGCCGGTGCTTACCGATGCCCTGATTACAAACCCGCCCTATGGGCCGCAGAACCGCACCGCGGCCAAGTTCGCGCGCCTGGCGCTGCGCCGCTGCCCGGGCTGGGTCGCACTGCTGCTGACTGCCAACTTCGATTCGGGGAAAACCCGCCGGGATCTCTTCGCGGATAATCCGCGGTTCGCCTTCAAGGTCGTTCTTGTCGACCGCCTTGTGTTTTTCGAGGGCGATTTTGAGGGGACGTCCGATCACGCCTGGTTCGTCTGGGAGCCGGCGAACTATCACCTTCATGCATCACCACGGCTTTTCTACGCGGGGCGCGACCAATGAGCCTGACACCGAAGAATTGGAAGGCATTCCAGCACTACAACCAACGGCGGCCGCCGTGGATCAAGCTTCATAGGTCGTTGCTCGATGATCTGGATTTTGAGGATTTGCCGCTCGCTAGCCAAGCGCTGGCGCCGCGCTTGTGGCTGCTCGCCTCTGAGTACGAGGGCGGCGTGATCACGCTGGAGCCGTCGAAAATTGCGCGGCGGCTGCGCATGGTCGAGGCGGAATATGTCGAGCGATTGCAGCCGCTCTTGTTCGCCGGATATTTCGTGGCGGACGCGCTATCGGTTAGCGCTAGCGAGCCGCCATCACCACGCAAGCAAGATGCTAGCAAGGCGCTATCCCCTGAGCCTCTTCCCAGAAGAGAAGAGACAGAGGCAGAGAGAGAGACAGAGACACGGGCGAAAACTCGCCCGGCGAGCGCGCAAATCGATCTGGAAGAGGCGATAGCAGCCAAGAGGGCCGTCGACCCAGCGGCGCGGTTTGATGAATTCTGGCAGGCATACCCGCGCCGCGATGGACCGAACCCGCGCAAGCCGGCCGAATCGAGGTTCGCCGCGCTGGTGAAAACCGGGCTCGACCCGGCAATGCTCATCGACGCGGCGCGGAAGCTCGCCAGTGACGAGGGCGCCCGCGGGAACATCGGAACGCGCTTCATCCCGCAAGCAGTGACCTGGCTCAATCAACAGCGCTGGAGCGATCACGCCGCGGTCGCGTTCGTCGCGGAGGCCGCCGGCGTCGACGCCAGCGAATTACAGCTTGAAAGCGCTGTGGCGTTCTACGCGCGCACGCGGCGATGGTCCCGGCATGCCGGGCCAGAACCAGGCTTGACCGGGTGCCGGGCATCGCCCGAGCTCTTGGCGAAATACGGGCTCGGCATCGACGGGCGCAAGATCGAAACCGAAGCCGCCTTGTGAGCGGCATTGACCGAGGACTACAACCTAGATTGATCCGGAGAAAATTATGATTCAGAAGGGCGACGCCCTAGACTTGATTCAACTCGAGCAAAGGCGCCCTGCCTTGATCGCGACCGATCCGCCGTATGCTTTCGGCGGCTCTGGCGCCGAACATGCCATCTCGGCGACCGTCGCGATCGTGCTTCGCGAGGCAGCCCAGAAACTCGACAAGGGCCGCTGGATGCTGGTCATGTGCGCGTCGAGCTGGCGCAGCACGTCCTACATGGTCGAGGCCGTCCGCGGCATCGTGGAGCCCGTCCGCATCGCTACATGGTGCAAGCCGGCCGCCCGGACCAAGGTCGAGACGACCGGCTGGAAGTGGGCCAGTGTCAACGTGGTGGCCTTCCGCAAGGGTAAGGCGGTGGATGACTGCGCCGCGCTGGATCTCGACCACATCACCGCGCCGCCGGTTATCAATGGGCGCCGAGCCGAGTTGCCGGCCGAGGTTGCAGCTTGGATGGTGAAGCCCTTCGCCGTGCCGGGAGGGCTGATGATCGATCCTTTCGCCGGCAGCGGTGCGATCGTTAGGGCCGCAGCCGAATGCGGGATGGACGCTATCGGCTACGAGAAAAGCCCGGCCGAGGCTGCCGCCTAGGTCTCACACTTGAGCAGTGAGCGCGCCGAAACCTGTGGGGCGTATGTGGATACGCGCCAAGGGTGCGCAGTCTCACAATGACAGCTTAGGGCAAATCAATGCTCATAGTGGCGCATGAGCATTCTGGATCTCAAGCAGCGCCTTCACGATGTGCCCGGCATCGAAACACTCTCGATGCACATGGCATTCGGGAAACAGATTTACGGTTTTGGCAACAAGACCGTTTCCCTGCCGGCCTCGGCGTCTGACATTGACGTGATGTTCGCCATTCGTGAGGCGGCGAAAGAGATACCAGCGGGCACGCCGGCACAACCGGCTAGCGGCCCATCTGCGGCGGACGTTGTAACTCCGACCGCAACAGCGGGAGAGGCCAGCCCTGTAAGCGGAACCTCTCCCGCTACCAATAACCCGCAGAGCGCGGAGACGGTTGCCGCGGATGTACCGGCGCCGTCTCCATCTGCGTCTCTCGGCTCGCCCGTCAACGTCACGGGCTCGGCCCCGGTGACTGTCCAGCTTCAGGCTCCCGCCATGACAACCCCCACCAAGCCAGGCGCCCACGCCCTTACGGTGAAGGACGTGCTGCAGAGCCACGGACAGAAGCTTGATCAGATCCTGCAGGCGCAGATCGCCAAGCTCCAAGCGACACTGAATAGCCAGGTCGACACTGTCGTTGCCGGTACTGATGCAGTCATCGCTCACGCTGAGAGCCAGACCGCCGAATTCCAAGCAATCCTTGGTCAAATCTCAAACCTCGGCACCGAGTAATTCCAGAAACGTATCAAATCGGTACCAATTCAGAACAATGGCTTTCGAGAAGGGTAAATCAGGCAATCCGGGCGGCAGGCCAAAAGCCAAGCCGTTCCGTGACGCGCTTAACATGGAGCTCGCCGCGATCGGTGACGATCACAAGGCGTTGCGGGCCATGGCGAAGAAGCTGATTGACCGCGGCATGAAGGGCGATCTCGCGGCCATCAACGTGGTTGCGGACCGGCTCGACGGTAAGCCCGCCCAGGCGATCGAGAACAGCGAGGGCGAGGTTTTCAACGTGGTCAGCCGGATCGAGCGCGTGATTGTGCGGGCTGAGAACACTGGCAGCGAGGGCTCGGAGGCGGGCAACGAATGACGCGACCCATGCCTCCATCTCACCTGGTTGACGCTCTTGGTGATGGTCCGGCCTTCGTGCCTGCGCCTGATGTTGAGCGCTGGATGTTCAAGACGTTCATCAACGAGGGCTCGCCGCTCACAAACGCGGATCACGCGCATCTGAGTGACGCTCGAATCGGCGTCCTCTGGACGTCTGTGGAGAACGGGAAGCACGGCCGGGCGATCGTCGGTCAGGCGCAGCTCTGTGGCGCGGGCGGCTCGGACAAGTGGGCCAAGGGCCGGATTGAGCAGCAGCTGACAGAATGGTTTGGCTCTGTGCCGGACTTCGTCATCACGCTGTTTGCTCCATTCGCGGCTCAGGCTAACGACGCGACGTTCTGCGCCCTGGTTGAGCATGAGCTCTCCCACTGCGCGCAAGAGGTGGACGAATTCGGCTCTCCGAAGTTCACCCGCAACGGGCCATCCTACTGCATGCGCGGCCATGACATTGAGGAATTCGTGGGTGTGGTGGCGCGCTACGGCGCCGACGCCTCGGGAGTGCGCGCCCTGGTCGACGCGGCCAATGCGGGCCCGACGATCGCGGCCGCTGACATCACGTTCGCTTGTGGAAACTGTCAACGCTAGCGCAGTGCTAGCAACACGCAATCAGGGGGATAGCAGATGCGAATTGGCATCGATCAGAACAGCGAGCAGCGCGTCATTTCGGGGGCTCGTGTGGCGTTCGATCGCAGGACCACGGCGGAGGTCGATGCGACGCGCGACCCGGCGAACCGTAAGCCGCGCGGGCTGCGCCGGCAAACCCGCGGCTTCGTCAAACCGCGATCAACCGGCTAGCGGGTGATAGCGCGATGGGATCGTTTGTAGGGCCTCACGGCGGCGGATGTCTGCTCTGGGCGTATTTGATTGTGATCATCGCCGCGGTGGCGATGGTTTGGCTCACCTAACGCTAGCGCGTTGCTAGCAATATGAAAGCATGGGGATAGCAAATGAATTTCAATCGTCACGCCGTTTCAGCCGTGGTCGCCGTCGCGGCCACCGTCCTGGCCTTATACGACAAGACGCTCGCGAGCGTCTCGTTTTACCTGCTGGCCGGCGCCGTTGAGTTGGTCGACGCGCTCCTGGTTCTCCGCGCTCAGGATCGGTGAGGCTGCCCATGCACATCATCCCTTCCATCAACTGGAAGCACATTGACGGCCCGTTGCTCTACGCCTCAACCGGCCGCCTGCACTGGCTGACCATCTGGGAGCGTATCCAGATGTTCTTCGGCTGGACCACGCTCGACAAGCTCAACGAGAAGCGCCGATGAATTGCCCGACGACGTACAATCAGCAGCCGTTCCCGGTCACGACGTACCCGTCTGGGCCGGCTTGGACGGTCGCGCCGGCGAATTGGACGGTCGCGCCGGCGCCCCAACAGCCGATGGGCTGCATCTGCCCGCCGACGTCTGAGCAAACCTGTCAGGGCATCGCTTGCCCTCGCAAAAACCCGTTCGCGCAATCTCAGGCGGGTACGTCAACGAAGTGATAGCCGGCGCGGGGGCGCCATCGGGGGACAATGAAGGCGAATGCGGAGACGTTGATTTACGTTCCGGCTGTGGGGGCATCCATTGAGGGCGCGGCCATGCTGGATCGGCAAGCCCTTCTAGACCGAATCGAACAGCTTGAGGCCGTGCTCGGCGTCGACCGCAGCACCACGGGGCGCATTCGCGACGCCTTCGGCCTTGAGCCGGCGCTCGCCGAAACGCTCGGAATGCTGCTGGCGCGCGAGTTCGTCACTCGGGGCGGCCTTTACACGGTGCTCTATGAGGCGCGCCCGGAGAGTGAATGGCCGGATGAGAAGATCCTCGACGTTCACATTTGCAAGCTGCGGGCTCGGCTTCGCAAGCGCGGCTGTGACGTCAAGATCACCACGAAATTCGGCGAGGGTTGGTCTCTGGCTCACGTCGACAAGATGAAGGTTCGGGCGGCGATCACACGCAAGCCCGACGCTGGGGCGGTTCCGGCCGTCCCTGATGCGCCGCCGCTCGCTCCTGCGGGCTCGCAAGGCAAATCATTGAAAGAGCGCCGTATGGCGTTCCTGGAGGGTGCATGATCGGTCGTTTCCGCCGCGTGTGGGGCGGCGCTGCTGGCAGGCCGCCGGTGGCGCGGTTCTATCGCTTGGCCCTGCTGGATGAGAACGGCACGCCGCTGATTACCAGGCCGTTCCGGGTCTACCGGGATTTGCAGCCGGCAAACGAGATGCAAGCGCAGATGGTCGGGCGCGAGCTCGCGCGGGACGCGATGCATCACGCCGGATGGTGGGAAATCCCGCGCCCATGACCCGGTGCACCACCTGCAACGGCCACGGGGAAGTGGTCATCAGCATTACCGGCGACGTCAGGCCGCCGAAACTCGGCGAGGCGACAACGGACGATTGCCCGGTGTGCGCCGGCTGTGGGGAAGCGCCTGGCGGCGGTGACGAGCTCATAGCGATCGACGGGATTACGGTGGCGGTATGACGGGGCAATCATCATTCCTTTTCGATCTGCGCGAGACGGCAAAGAACTGCCCGAACGTGCTCACGCGCAAGATGCTGCGGGACAGCTCGGACGAAATTGCCGCGCTTGTGGCGCAGGTGAACCGTCATCCGACGCTTGAGGCGTTCAAGCTGCTGAATGGCGCCGTTGCCAAGGCGGCGCGGACGCTCGGCCTCGCCGAACAGCCGACGCCGGACAATTCGCAGGGCGGCTCGATGCCTCTCCCGGAGCGGCTTGCAGCTTGAGCACGCTTCGCCTGCCGACCGCTGAGGTATTCGAGCCGCTGTTGCAGCCGGCGCGCTACAAGGGCGCGCATGGCGGCCGCGGCTCGGGCAAGTCGCATTTCTTCGCTGAACTTGCGGTCGACCAGGCGCTAGGCTTCCCGGGCGAGAACGCCGGCGAGGGGCTGCGCATTGTGTGCGTCCGTGAGGTGCAGAAGGATCTCTCGCAGTCCTCCAAGCTGATCATTGAGGACAAAATCCGCAAGATGGGCCTCGGCGCCGCCGATGGCTTCAAAATCTGGAAGGACCGGATTGAGTTTCCCGGCGATGGCATCGCCATTTTCAAGGGAATGAACGACTACACCGCCGAATCGGCGAAGTCGCTGGAGCGGTTCAAGCGGGCATGGATTGACGAGGCGCAAACGCTCTCGGCGCGATCGCTCTCGCTGTTGCGGCCGACTATTCATCGCTGGCCTGGCTCTGAGATTTGGGCGAGCTGGAACCCCACGCGGAAATCAGACGCCATTGATGGGTTTCTGCGCAATCCCGCGGGCGCGCCGTCGGGCTCGGTCGTCGTGCAAGCGAACTGGCGGCATAATCCGTTCTGGAACTCGAGCGCCGAGGAAGAGCGCCTAACCGAGCTGCGGCTCTACCCGGAGCGCTATCTCCACACCTATGAGGGTGAGTATGCGAAGGCGTTCGAGGGCGCCTATTTCGCCAAGATGCTGGCAGGCGCCGCGCTGCAAAAGCGCATCGTTGCAAACCTGTCGGCCGATCCGCTGTTGCCCGTCCGCGCCTATGTCGACATCGGCGGCTCGGGCGCGAACGCCGACGCCTTCACCATCTGGATTGTCCAGTTCGTCGGCGATGAAATCCGGGTGCTCGACTACTACGAGGCCAAGGGGCAGGTTCTCGCCTTTCATGTCGAGTGGCTGCGCAAGCGCGGCTGGGAGAAGGCTCACATCTACCTGCCGCATGACGGCGTGAATGAGAACAACGTCACCGGCAAGCGGTACGAAGACCACTTGCGCGATGCCGGCTTTGAGGTGACCGTCATCCCCAACCAGGGGAAGGGCGCCGCAGCGCAACGCATTGAGGCCGTCCGGCGGCTCAGCCCGAAATACATCTTCCACGATGAAAACACCGAGCCAGGGCGCGCCGCGCTCGGCTTCTACCACGAAAAGAAAGACGAGATCCGCAACATCGGCCTGGGACCGGAACATGACTGGTCAAGCCATGGCGCGGACAGCTTCGGGCTGATGGCCGTTTGTTACGAGCCGCCGACGTCCTCAGCCAATTTCAACAGGCCGCTCAACTATGGGGATAGAGGATGGCGCTAGACCAGCCGCTTTTTGGTTTCTTCAAGTTTTGTGAACTGAGCATTCGAGAGGATTTGACGGATTGCGATCGGCAAATACGCGAGGCGCTTTGGCAGAAGCCGGCCGACATGGACCGCGCAAAGGTGCTCATTTCCAAGCGGATGGGCCTTCGCATCGTGCTCGGCGAGCGCAAGGTGAGGCTCAAGAAGCCAATCGTTCACATCATCGACGATAGCGAGGCGCTAGCGGCGTGATAGCGCGCCGCAAGCGGACTGCAATCAACCGCGCTGGCCGGACGCCGGCACCCTGCAATCTAAGAGGAGTGTTCAATGGTTAATGCATCGGGATCCCACATCGGAACGAAGTTCTCGTACTTGCCGTCTGAGAGCAACGTGAAGAGCCTCTCGCCGCCAACAGAAATTGAGGCCATCGAAGGGGGTTTTGTCGTTCGCACGCACAGTCTCATCGCGTGTTGTCGGGCTGACTGATCAGTTGCTCGGCGAAGCCGGCATCGACGCGGAAGGAGTGAACTCCATCCCGCCGCCGGATGGCGCGCTCCCGCGCTTGGCCCGCTCAGCGGCGGAGGCGCGTGCCGCGCTTGAGGGCGCAATGATCGCGCTGGACCGCATTCAATCGCAGATCCCCTGAGTATCGATCCCCGCGATCGATCCAAACGATCAATACACCGCGCCGGGCGGCTCCCGGCAATCACTCCAGCCATAAGGCTTAGAATGACCACTTCTGTTTTGGTTCACAACGCAGACCGCGCGGTGCGCGTTGTCCATGAGGATCGTGTCTACGATCACGAAAAGAAGGTTTACACCGACGATTGGAAGGCGGACGGCGGCGCCAACATCGCGCCCGGCCAGCTCTACCACACCTACTGCACGGAGACGCGGCGCGTTACCATCGTCGAGCCGCCCCTCAAGTCGGTCGCTCATACCGATGGGGGCGCGAATGACTGAAGCATCAACAAGTGCCCCGCGCGTCATCATCACCCCGACCGTCGGCCGCGTCGTGTGGTTCATCCCGAACGAGCATGATCCCATCCACGTTGCCGGCAACACCGAGCCGCACGCGGCCATCGTCTCGCACGTCTACAACGATCGCCTGGTGAACCTGGGCGCGCTGGATCGCAACGGCGGCAATCACGCGCGCATTCGTGTGGTGCTTGTCCAGGACGGCGACGAGCCCCCGCTCACCTCGAACGGTAGCGGCCCGGCGTCCTATTGCGTCTGGATGCCCTTTCAGAAGGGGCAGGCGGCGAAGCATGACAAGGCCTCCGCGGCGCCGACCGTCACGCCGACGCCGACCGACGCCGACCTTGCGAGCGCTATCGAGGCCGTGCGCGCCGAGGAACGCGAGCGGGCCGAGCGCGAGAAAGCCGCCGCGGTCGCGGAGGCCGTAGCAGCCGAGCGCCGCCGGCATGAAGAGGCCGAGATCGCCCGCATGCTGGCCGAGGAAGAGGCCGCGAAGTCCAAGGGCGGCAAACAGAAGGGGGGCGCCAATGCGTAGTTTCGGCATCGGCGAGGCCGTCAAAGAGATGCAGAACGGCAACGCCGTTCGTCGCGCCGGCTGGAACGGCAAGGGTATGTTCATCGTGCTCATGCCGGCGCTGAACCTGCCGCCCTACAATACGCAGGGCACCGAGCGGAAGGTCAATGACCGCACCGCCAAGTGGATTGGGGAAGATCAGCCCTTGAATTGCCAGCCCTATGTTGCGTTCTACAACGCGCAGAAGCAGTGGCAGCCCGGGTGGGTGTGCTCGCAGGCCGATCTTCTCGCGACGGATTGGGAAGTGGTCTCGGCCACATGAAGCCCGTCGAATCGTCCAGCATTGAAGCGGTCGGGCATGATCCCGACCGCAAGGTGCTCACCGTTCGGTTCAAGAACGGCAGCACCTACGAATATCACGGCGTCACCGTCGACCATCACACCGACCTTATGGGTGCAAAATCGGTCGGCGGTCACTTTTCGCAACACATCCGCAACCGCTTCAAGGCCACGAAAGCCTGACCATGGCGAAAATGGCGGATGATGACGTTATGTCGTTGGTGGGCGCGTCCCGTGCGGACGCGCTCGCCAGCATGAGCTCTGGCACGCTGACGGAAGAGCGCGCTAAGGCCATGGACTACTATCTCGGCGAGATGGATGAGGACATGCCGCCCGAACCGGGCCGGTCCCGTGCTGTGTCGACCGACGTTGCCGACGTCATTGAGGGGCTGATGCCCCAGCTCATGGACATATTCGCTGGATCTGACGAGGTTGTCCGATTCGAGCCCGTCGGTCCTGACGACGAAGAGGCCGCGCAGCAGGAGACGGATTACGTCAATCACGTCCTGATGCAGCAAAACCCCGGCTTTATGGTGCTCTACGCCTTCATCAAGGATGCGCTGCTCTCGAAAGTGGGCATCGTGAAGGTGTTTTGGGAGGAGCGTGAGGAAGAGCAGCGGGACACGTTTTACGACCTCACGGACGATCAATTCACGTGGCTCGCGCAAGCCGTCGCCGATTCGGACGGCGCGCTAGAGATCATCGAACACACCGAGCATGACGGCTCGGGCAGTCCAGCCAAGAGCGAGGCCACAAGCTGATGGCGGCCATTCCCGCGCAGTTGCCCGTTCCTGCCGCGCCTGGCGGTCCAACTCCCCCGATGCCGGCACCATTGGAGGGCCAAATCTTCCCGCCGGCGCCGACCTTCCACGATGTGACGATCCGCACCACGCGCAAGCTCGCCCAAGCGCGGGTTATGGGCGTCCCGCCGGAAGAGTTCGGCATTGAGCGCGGCGCGCGCACCATCAAGGAGGCAAATTATTGCTTCCATGAGGTCGTGACCAAGACAGAAGCCCAGTTGATCGCCGAGGGCTTCGACAAGGAGCAGGTCAAGGGACTGATGCCGTACTCCGGCAACACCAACACCGAGACGCAGCAGCGCGATACGGTGAATGAGCACGCCTTCCAGAGTTCCGGAACGAATGCCTCGGCCCGGTATGTCCGCGTGACCGAGCACTATGTCCGCATGGACTATGAGGGCAACGGTCGCCCCATCCTGTACCAGGTCATCACCGGCGGTGAGCGCGGCGAGATCCTCCGGAAGGACGGAAAGCCGTGCATTGAGCCGTTCGACGCCATCCCGTTTGCCGCCGGCACGCCGATCCCGATGACGCATCGGTTCATCGGCCGGTCCATTGCCGATATCGTCATGCCGCTGCAGCGCGAGAAAACCGCCATGAAGCGCGGCGCGCTGGACAACCTGTATCTCAGCAACAATCCGCGCGCGGAGGTCTCCGAAGACACCGCCGGCCCGAACACGTTGGATGATTTGCTCGTTTCGCGTCCTGGCGGCGTGGTGCGCGTGAAGAAGTCCGGCACCGTGAATTGGCAGGAAGTCCCGAACAACATCCAGGCCATCATGCCGGCAATGCAGTATCTCGAGAGTGAGCTCGAGACGCGGACCGGCCTCACCAAGCAGTCGCAGGGCATCGACGCCAACGCGCTGCAGAACCAGTCCGCGACCGCGACGGCGCAGGTGTTTTCGGCCTCGCAGGCCCGCGTCAAGCTGCTCGCGCGGATCCTCGCCGAGGGCGTGCGGGACATGGTTTCGCTGCTCCACGGCACGATCCGCAAGCACGGCCAGCAGCAGCAGACGGTGAGGCTACGCCGCCAATGGGTCGACGTCGATCCGCGCGGCTGGAAAACCCGCGACGACATGACCATCAATGTCGGCCTCGGCACCGGCGGCAAGGCGCAGCAGTTCGCTCAGACCATGGCGATCGGCAACGTCCAAAAGGAAATGGTTCAGGCCGGCATGACCAACCTGGTCGGGCCCACCGAGCTCTACAACACGGCCTGCGAGCTCACCAAAATCATGGGCCACAAGAACCCGAACCGGTTTTTCAAGGATCCCGACGCGAAGGACCCGCAGACCGGCCAACTGCTCAACCCGCCGCCGGCACCGAAGCCCGACCCGAAAACGCAGGCCATTCAGGCCCAGTCACAGGCAACCATGATGGAACAGCAGCAGCGTTCCCAGCTATCGCAGCAAGAGACCCAGCTTGAGGCGCAGCTCTCGCAGTTGAAGGCCGAACTTGACGGCAAGCTGAAAATCCTCAGCGCGGCAATCGAGGCTCGGACGGCCGATCGCGAACACGCTCACGCTCACCAGCGGCACCATTTGGACGTCGCCGGCGACGTGCTCGGCATCGTGGCGCACGCTCACGCGCACGATACCGCGATGGCGCATAAGCATGCCGACCATCAGGCGCGGCAGCAGGAAAGGGCGGAGGCCGCGGCTGATGGAGGTTAACGAACACAAGGCTCGCGTCGACGCTGCACGGGGCCTGCGGGCGCGCACCATCCTTGAAGACGAGCTCGTGAAGGAGGGCTTCAAGGCGCTCGAGAGTGCCTATGTGGCGGCCTGGCGCTCAACCACCATTGATGACGTGGCGGGGCGCGAGAAGCTGTTCCTCGCCATCAACATCCTCGGGAAGGTGCAGCATCACCTTTCCGCGATCATCGCCGACGGCAAGCTGGCCGAGGCAGACCTTCGTGAGTTGGCCCAGGCGGCCGAGCGCAAGAAGGCCTGGCACGAAGTCAGATAGCCCGAAACTTTTTCACAAGCCGAACACAGGACAGTCCGAACCATGACCGACGCAACCTGCCTCAGCACGAGCGTGAGCCACATCTCCATGATGCAGCGGCCGTTTGGCGCGCCGCGCATTCACATGGATGAGGGCGCGGCCGGCGGTGCGCCCGCGGGCGGCGGTGGTGTAGCTGCGCCGGCCGCGCCGGCTGCGATGCCCGAGAGTTTTTCAAGCGTGGCAGAGGCCGCGCGCTTCCTGACGGCTGAACGTAGCCGGAAGGATCAAGCCGGCGGGACCGCTCCCGCCGGCAACGAACACACGCCCGATCCGGCAGCCGATCCCGGCGCCACGGGCGATCCGGAATTGCCCGTTGAGGGCAACGCCGCCCCGGGTGAGAACCCGGCTCCCGGTGAGGGCGAGGACATCGACCCGGCTAACCAGCCGCCCATCGAGCGTCCGAAGTCTTGGGCTAAGGAGGATCAAGCCGATTGGGACGGTCTGCCGCGCTCCCTGCAAGAGAAAATTGCAGCCCGCGAAACCACCCGCGAAAAGGCGATTCGAACGAGCCAGAACGATGCCGCTGAAAAGCTCAAGGGCCTCACGGCCAAGGAGCAGGCGGCGGAACAGGCGCGCGCCAGCTATGAGCAAAACGCCCGCAATGCGCTGGAAATTCTCGCGAGAGAACAACAGCGCGACTTTGCCGACATCAAGACCGTCGACGACGTCACCAAGCTCGCACAGACGGACCCGCTCCGGTACATCCAGTGGCAGGCCCATCAGACGCAGCTTGCGGCGATCAAGAACACGGTCGACGCTGCCGACAAACGCAAGGCTGACGAGACCGCCAACGAGTGGAAGGCCTTTCGACTGGCCGAAAACGCCAAGGCGATCGAGCACATCCCCGATCTCGGGGACAAGGCCAAGGCGCCCAAGCTCATGGAAAAGGCCGTCTCGCTTCTGAAGGACGTCGGCTTTACGCCGGAAGATCTCGGCAAGTACGACGGCGGCGAAAAGCTCTCGCTTTTTGACCACCGCGTGCAGCGCCTTCTCTTCGATGCCATCCGGTATCGCGATTTGCAGTCGGCGCGGACCGCCGCGGTCACCAAGCCCGTTCCGCAGGTTCAGCGGCCCGGAGTGAAGCAGCCCACGGGCAACGCCAACTCCGAGCGCATCCAAGCTCTCACCTCGAAGTTCCACAATTCCGGCTCACTCAAAGACGCGGCCGCGCTGCTTGCGGCGCAACGTCGCTCTTCGAGCCGCCGGGCTGGCTAACCAGGGAAAGTCCCGACTATGGCCGCTCCTACCAACACTTTCACCACGGGCTCTGCGGTTGGTAACCGCGAAGATCTCGAGGATATGATCTATCGCATCGACCCGACCGAGGTCCCGTTCCAGAGCGCGATCGAGCGCGGCAAAGCGACTGCCGTTCTGCACGAGTGGCAGACCCAGGCGCTTGCGGCTGCGAACTCGGGCAACGCCCAGCTGGAAGGCGATACGCCGACCCCGCAGGCCGTCACGCCCACCGTTCGCATCGGCAACATCTGTCAGATCTCCTATAAGATCGCCAGCGTGTCGGGCACCCAGGAGGCGGTCGATCACGCCGGCCGCGATTCGGAAATCGCCTATCAGGAAATGCTCAAGGGCATGGAGCTGAAGCGCGATATCGAGGCCGTGCTGACCTCGAACCAGGCGAAGGCCTCCGGTCCGCCGCGCAATACCGCGTCCGTGCTCTCTTGGATCAAGAGCAACACGGACTGCAACACCGCCTCGGCCGGCACTCCAGGTGCGGACCCGGCTGCCGCGGACGGTACGGGCACCCGCACCGACGCGACCAACCTGATCGCGTTCACCGAGAACCGCCTCAAGGGCGTGCTGCAGAAGATCTGGAACGCCGGCGGCAAGCCGAACCAGATCATGACCGGGGGCACCAACAAGCAGCAGTTCTCGACCTTCACTGGCCGAGCGACCACGACCCAGGAGGCGAAGACCAAGAAGGTTGTTGCTTCTGTCGACGTCTACGAGGGTGACTTCGGCGTCCAGAAGGTGGTCGCGAACCGCTTCCAACGAGCCCGTGACGTGCTCGTGCTGCAGACCGACATGTGGGCTCTGACGCCTCTGAACGGCCGTAGCATGATCTCGATCCCGCTCGCGAAGGTGGGCGACTCGACGCAGCGGCAAGTTCTGTCGGAGTACGCGCTTGAGGCCCGCAATGAGAAGTCCTCGGGCGGCGTGTTCGACAACACCAACTAAGCCATGACGGCGTCACGCGGGCGGCCTAGCGCCGCCCGCTTCCTTATCGAGAGGCTCCTATGCCTTTTACTCCTTCTGGTCATCGCCCGCTTAACGACACGGTGCTTGCTGAGGGCACCACGTCAATCGGCGCCACGCCGGTACCCGTCGTTATGGTTTCGCCGTCGAGCGGCATCCTGCATAAGATTTGGGCCGCAGCCGGTGGCACTACCACCGGCACCATCGCGATTGCCGTGAGCATCAATGGCGGCGCCGATATCACCGGTGGCGCTTTTACGATCGCGGCGGGCAACAATGCGCGAGCCGGCTCCAGCATCGATTTTACGAAGGTGGGCTCGGGCACCATCTGGATCAACGAGGGCGATATCATCACTCTCACGCCATCGGGCGGCGGCGGTGCCAGCATTCCCGGTGCGTTCACGGCGATCATTCGCGCGGTTTAAGGGGAGAGGGCGATGAGCTTCTTTCCCAAGCAGCCGACCTCGCGCCAGGGCAAATCCCAGAACGTGGCGTTTGCCGCGGCCGGCGGCGCATCGGCCGCGTCGACGGCGTTCGGATCGCAGACCTACCAAATCCTCGTGTCGGTCTCTGGCACCGGGTTTGTTGCAGGGACCGGCGGCGCTCGCGTCCGTATCGGCGATCCCGCACCCGTGCCGGTTGCGACCGCTGCGGACACGTTCATCCCGACCGGCGTTGTCGTCGGCTTCACCGTTGCGCCAGGCCAGAAGATCGCCGTTCTCGGCAATGATGCCGGTACCGGCAACCTGAGTGTTACGGAGATGTCATGACCGTTATGATCCGTCCGCACTTCGACCCGAATGGGAACGATTTCGCCATCGAGCGCGTGCAGGACTGCACGCCGATCCTTGAATGGAACGAGCGGGCCCGCAAGGAAGAGCAGCGCAGCGACTGGGGTCGCCACAAGGCGCGCATCCCGAACGTCGTTCTCCTCAAGTGGATGGACGAAGAGCATAAGCGCGGCAACACCACGTTGCGCATGTTCTCCAAGGAGTTCGATGAGCTGATTTTCCGCAAATTGGAGGATCCGGACTACTTCTATCTCCGGGTTGACCGGCCCGCACTGCAGGTGGGGTGGCATTGACCACGATCGTTGACCAGCCGTCGCTAGTTGCCGCGATTGTCGAATACCTGGCGCGTGACCAGGACACGACGCTAACCGCGCGCATTCCGACGTTCATCCAGCTTTTTGAAGCGAAGATGAACCGCAGTCTGTTCGTGCGTCAGATGGAATTGCGGGCCACGGCGGTCACCAACCCGACGCTTACCGAGGCGGAATTCATCGCGCTTCCGACTGATTTCCAGTCGATGCGACGCATGCGGCTCACCAGCGTTACCGGAAAGCCGTTCCTCGAGTTCAAGTCAACGCTGCAAATGGACGAGTGGCGGCTGCAAAACGCCGACGTTCACGGCCAGCCGCGATACTTCACGATTTTCGGCAACGAGATTGAATTCGCGCCGACGCCCGACGGCGTGTACACGGTCGAAATGGTCTATCGGCAGGTAATCCCGCCGCTTTCAAGCAACCTGACGAATTGGCTGCTCCAGCTCGCGCCGGACCTCTACCTGTACGGCGCGCTGATGGAGGCGGCACCGTACATGAAGGAGGACCCGCGCATCCAGACCTGGGGCGCCGGCCTCGTCTCGGCGCTCTCCGATCTCAACGAGCTCGGCAAACTGTCGGCTTTCAACGCAGGACCGCTCACGGTGCGGCCCGCGGGCGTCAACACCTGGTGAGGAACCATGTCTCAGTTTAGCACCACCCGCATCGCAGATCATAGCGGCGCGGTTTCATCGAACGCCTATCTCGCTCCAGCCATCGCATGGTTGCGAGCGAATACCGCCATGAACCGCCTGTCGGACCTTGAGATTTACGAGGCGCTGTCCCTGGCAACGACCAAGGGCGGCTTCGCCTTTTCTCAGAACTCTCATTCGATCCCGTAATAGACGAGGGGGACCATGGCGGCTTTCAACAAGTTCAACTGCTTTGTGGCGGACGTCGCGAGCGGCAAGCATCAGATGCAGACCGGCTCGGGACAGACGTTCCGCGTGTATCTGACCAACAACGCGCCGGCCGCGGCGGACACCGGCTATAGCGGCGGCAATGATTTGCCCAATGGCAATGGTTACGCGCAGCTCGGGGTGTCGATCGGCGTTCTCACCGGATCGCAGACCGGTGGCGTGTTCTCGTTTTCCGGGGCCACTAATCCGAGTTGGACCGCTGCGGGCGGTTCAATCGGGCCGTTCCGTTACGCCATCCTCTACAACGCGACCGCTTCCGGCGTTCCCGTCGTCGGATGGTGGGATTACGGCGCGTCCATCACGCTCACCAACGGCAACACCTTCTCGGTCACGCTGCCGTCGCCGATCCTGACGATTACCTGACGCCATGACCAGCTATCTCGACGTTTGCCGCTTCACTCCTGCATCGGGCGGGACGGGAAGCTTTGTGGTTTCATCGGCGGTGGGTGGCTATCAGACGCCAGCGACCGCTGGCGCGGTCAATGGCGCAACGTATGCCTATCGCGCCGAAAGCGCGGACCTGTCCCAGTGGGAAATCGGGTACGGCACCTATACCGTGAGCACCACGACGCTCGCGCGCACCACAATCCTAACGAACTCGTCCGGCAACACCAGCGCCATCAACTTCACCGTGGCTCCGCAGGTGGCCCTCCTTGCGCTCGCCGAGGATCTTAGCGTCCTCGTTTCGGGCGGCTTCGCGCAGTCGTTGACTACGGCACAGAAGCGACAGGCGCAGAGTAACATTTTCATCGGCCCGACAACGCAGACGTTCCTCTCTGGAACGGCCCAGACTTACACCACGCCGGCCGGTTGCCTCTGGATCGAGGTGGAAATGCAGGGCGGCGGCGGCGGTGGGGGCGGCTCTGGCTCGACCTCGGGCGCGGCGGGCACCGCGGGCGGAAATACCACATTTAGCGGCTTCACCGCGAACGGGGGCGCGGTCGCGTCAGCGACGCTGCAAGGCTCGGGCGGCGCGGCGTCCGGCGGCGCGATCAACCTGACGGGTGGCGCCGGACAACCCGGCATCGGCCTAAACTCGGTGCCTGGCGGCGCTGGCGGTATCTCGTTGTCCGGTGGCGCCGGATGGGGAGGCAACCAGGGCGGCACGGCGGGCGGTGCTGCGGCCACGAATTCCGGCTCGGGTGGGGGCGGCGGCGGCTCCTATACGACGTCGGCGAATTCGGGCGGTGGCGGCGGTGCCGGTGGGTACTGCTACGGCATCATCAACAACCCCGCAGCAACGTACACCTACACGGTCGGCGCGGCCGGTACTGCGCAGGGTGCAGGCACGAACGGTTATGCCGGCGGTGCAGGCGCGGCCGGCTGGATCAAGGTCACCGAACACTACGGGGCTTAAATGCTCAGTTTCAACGCGATCGGCCGCAATGCACTCGGGCAGTTCTCGGCGAATATAGCGTTGCCGGCGTCCGTCGGCGCGTTCGCTGTTGCGGGGGGCATCGCGGCTTTCGCGCTCACTGAGGCGGGGTCTGGCGCGTCTTATGGCGTCACTGGCGGCAATGCCACGTTCTCGATTGTAGAGTCGGCAACGGGCACCGCGATTAGTGTTCAGGGCGGCGCTGCGTCCGGTCTCGATACGCTGACGGCCGGCGCGAACGCTGTGTTTTCGGTCACCGCCGGCGGCGCTGCGCATTTCTACCGAGATTTCAAGCAACCGGCGCCTTGGACTGCTGTTCCCTCGAATTATGTTCAGTTCGTCCGGCCGGATGCAACGCAGGACGTCATGCGCGTTTTCACGGCATGGGGGTATGGCGAATTCCAGCTCACCACAGAGATCGGCAGCGTGTGGGAGCTCAACGGCGCGCAAGCCGTAGAGAAGGGCTTGAGCACGGTACTCGTGCCCTACAACCTGCCCTCGGTGTGGGAATTCGCCGGGAAAATTGGCGCCGGCGGCGCTGATGTCTCGACGTTCAATTTTTTCGGGATGGCGCATGGCAACGTTGCGCCGATCGGTCGCGTAATCCTTGTCGACGGCGTCGATCACACGAATTTGCCGGTTGGCGAATCGATCTTCGGAACGTCGGTCTACTACGTGCAGTCCTTCAATATCCTGTTGCCGGCCAATAACGCCATCGTTTGCGGCAACATGCAGGTTTCGCACACCTTCGACGCCGACGGTTGCTTGGTGCAGGTTTCGCTCAACCCGCTGGCGGGGTTCGAGTGGTACAATCTTTATACGGCTATGCTGCCGAGCGGCGGCTTCAATCAAATTCAGTTCGGCCCGCTCGCGGTGGAAACGCCGGCCTATCCGGCGGTCGCTGCCACGCGCGATGTGGGGTCGCAATTCACGACTTACACCGGAACGAATACCGGCCATCCCTACGGGATCCAGATGACATTGCCGTCCGGCGGGCCTGACACAACCGGAACGTGGCAATTTGCCGGGACCGATTGCGCGTTCTGGATCGACCAGGCCCTTCCGAAAATCTACGTGACCGACATCTCAACGCAGTTTGCGCTTCGAAAGACCGCGTTCCCGCTCACGACTGCGACCCGCTATCAGATCTTCAAGCAGGGGGTGACAGCGCCTCCGAATGTTCTGCCCGCGCCGAATTGGACCGTTATTCCCGCGCAGCTGATACCGCCTCCGGTGATCACATAATGCCGACCGTCAAAGCCGCAGAATACCGCCCGGATATCAGCGATTTTGGAGGGGCGTCCACAAAGAACATCCTCAACGTCACGCCGCAGGGCGATGGCTACGGGCCTTTTCCGTCGTTTGAGACCTATGCAGCGACGCTGCCCGGACCGTGCCGCGGTGCGTTCTACGCGCTGAAATCGGACGGCAGCATCATTACGTTCGCGGCGACCGCGACGAAACTCTATCTGCTCAACAACATCACTTTCACATGGACGGACGTCTCGGCGGGTGGGGGAAGCTACTCGCCTCTGAGCAACAATGCTCAGTGGCGATTCGAGCAGACCGGAAGCCTGGTTTTCGCGACGCAGGCCAACGCGGTGTTGCAGGTTTTTGACCTGTCGTCGGCAACGCAGTTCACGGCGTGCCTCGGCTCGCCTCCGCAGGCGGCCTATATCACCGTCATAGGCGGTTTTGTGGTGTTGTCCGGGCTCCTCTCGACGCCATACCGCATCATGTGGAGCGGCCTCAACAGCTTCAACGGGGCGCAGAGTTGGACCGCTGGCGTTAACTCCTGCGACTTCCAGGACTTCACCGACGGCGGAATTGTCCGCGGCGTCGCCGGCGGCGATCAGTCCGGCGTCATCTTCCAGGACCAGACCATCCGCTCAATGGCCTATCAGGCCGGAGCGCCGTTCATCTTCCAAATCGACAAGATCGCCGAGGGCATCGGCCTTTACGCGCCGTATTCGATCATCCAGCGCGCGGGCATCATCTATTTTTACGCGACGCAGGGCTTTCACAAGATCGCCCCGGGCTCGCTCCCTACGCCGATCGGGCGCGAGCGCGTCGACCGGACGTTTCTCGCCGATCTCGACAACGGCAACTTGCAGCTGTTCATGGGCGCCGCGGATCCGCGCAGCTCGCGCATTTATTGGGCCTACAAATCGGTTTCTGGTACTTTCGGCCAGTTCGACAAGCTGCTTGGCTATGATGAGACGCTAGACCGATTTTTCCCGGTGTCATCATCCGGTCAATTCCTGCTCGGGGTCTCGCAGTCCGGCGTCACGCTGGAACAGCTCGACACGCTCGCCCCTCAAACGGTCCCGATTACGAATATCACGAATTCCGGGGGCTATTGTGCGTTGACCGTCGCCAGCCTGGCGCGGTCCTCGGGCGCAGGTCCGGTCGACGGTGCGCCGACCCATACCCAGCTCTATGGCGGCGAAGTCATCTCAATCAATGGCGTCACGGGGACGGGCGGCCTGCCGGCGGCGATCAACGTTCAAGGCATCGTCATCAACGCAATCACCGGCACGGGCCCATTCACTGTCGTAACAAATATCCCGTTTGTCGGCGCGTACACGAGCGGCGGCCTTATTGGCGGCTCCGTCGACTACATGACGCTTTCGCTCGATGACTACCCGACGGCTTTTGAGCCGCAGCTCGGGCAATTCGACGGGAGCAACACCCTCGGGTTTTTCTCGGGCAAGCCGCTCGAGGCCACGATTGACAGCGCGGAAGAGAGCGGCGACGGAACGCGGCTCACGGCGCGCGGCTTCACGCCGATCACCGATGCGCCGAGCGTCTTTTGCCGGTACGAATACCGCGACACGTTGCAGGCAACGCCAATCGCGGGGAAAGAGCAGGGCCTCAGCAGCCGCACCGGCCGATTCGATCAAATGCGGGATGCGCGATACATCCGCTTCCGCAGCAGGATCCCGGCCGGCACCGTCTGGAATTTTTACGGTGGCGTGAACCCTGACGTGATCGCGGGAGGCTCAATTTGAGCGTCTATGTTCCCGGCGGCAATGAAACCGACCCGAAAAAAATCATCCGATCATTGAAGCAGCTCGCGTCGGGGCGGTCGAACGCGGTAGGCGTCGTCACGCTCGCGGTGAGTGCTTCGTCCACGACCGTCACCGATCAGAATTGCGCGGTCGGCAGCGTCATAATCCCCGTTCCGGCGAGCGCCGATGCCTCGGCCGAATGGGCAAACGGTACGATCTGGATACCTACCACAACAGTCACGAACGGTTCTTTCGTTATCCAGCACGCCAACAACACGGTCCCGGACCGGATATTTGCCTATGCCATCATCGGCTAAATTGGCCTGCGTCGCGCCGTCGATGGTGGCGGATGTCTGGCCGTTGGCGCGTGCTCTCATAAAGCGCGCGCCAGATAGAACAGGCTTGAGCGATTTCGACCGCACCGAGCGCGAAGTTTTGGCCGGCCTGCAATTGCTCTGGATCGCCCATGATGGCGAGCGGATCGAGGCCGCCGCCGTGACAAAGCTCGTTGTCCGGGGCGATCGGCGGGTGTGCATCATCGCAGCGTGTGGGGGTGACAACCGCAAGCGGTGGGTGCCGTTGCTCGCCGGAATTGAGGACTACGCGCGGGCCGAGGGGTGCAGCGCCGTGAGCTTCACCGGGCGCCGCGGGTGGCAACGTGTTCTCGACGGCTACGCCTTAAAATTCGTGATCATGGAAAAGGGGCTAAGCTAATGGTCGGTCACATTTCGACGTTTCAACCCGCCTATGGGCCTCGGATCCATCGGGACGAATCGAAGCAGGAAACCACCTCGCAGAGCCAGACCAACCCGTGGGCCGCGGCAATGCCAGAGGTGCAGGGCTTGCTCAACGGCGTCGGGAGCCTCATTCCGAATGTGAACGTGAACGGGACGGAACAGTCCGCCATCGATCAACTCACCGCGCAGGGCATGGCGGGCAATCCGTTCATGGCCGGCACAAGCGGAGCGGTGAACAACCTGCTCGCCGGCGGCGGTGCGACCGCTCAGAACGGCAATCTGTCATCGAACCTCGCGAGCTATACCTCGGAGCTCCAGCCGTACACCGACCCGAATTATTCGACCATCAACACGCCGGCGGTCCAAGCTGCGTTGAAGCAGGTTCAAGATGACGTCACGAACCAGGTCAATGGACAGTTCGCCGCGGCGGGCCGCTCGGGCTCGGCCATGAACACGGAAGCGCTCGCGCGCGGCATCGCGCAGGGCGAGGCGCCGATTATTCTGAACCAGGCCAACCACGACACGGCCACGCGCCTGGGGGTGGCCGGTTCTGTCTATGGTGCGGGCAACACCACGGCGGCCGCGATCACCGGCAACAACAACGCGGCGGCGACCAACCAGGCCGCCGGCGTCAACAGCGTTGCGCCGGCGCTTACAAATTCGACGTGGGGGCCGCGAACCGCGCTCACCGCGCAAGAGCTTGGCCAGAGTTTGCCGGCGTCGAACCTCGGGCTGCTCGCCAATATCGGCATTCCGCTGGCGCAGCTCGGCCAGACGTCAAGCGGCACATCAACCACGACGTCAAACCCGTCGCTGCTGCAAGACGTTGTGAGCGTCGGCAGCCTTCTCGGGTCTGGCAAGTCGACCGGAGCAAACGGCGCATCGAGCGCCGGGAGCGGAATTCTCGGCCTCTTGGGGATGCTCTAAATGGCGGGACTGCTTGACGCGATTTTCCCGGGCTCATCGGACGGCGGCGGCCTGCTCGCGTTCTTGAAGCGCAATGCCGATTTGCAGGCGATGCCGTCGGGCTTGCCGAGCGACACAGCGCAATATAGTGACGCGCCACAGATGCCAGGCGCGCTGCCAGCGGCCGCGCCCATTCCTTTGCAACAGAACGCGCAGCCGAACGCGCTGGACGATGCGCCTTGGCCTTCCGGCCCGATTGGGGCGCCGTCACAGGCTAATGCTCAGTTGCCGGCCCCGCAGCCGCAGAGCTCAGCTGCGCCGGTTGTCCAGCCGCCCATTGCTGCGCTCGGGGCGGGCGCGCCCGGCTTCATGACCGGGTACCAGAACCTGCGCCATGGCGGCGGCCTTATCGGTAGCATCGTCGCGGGCATCACCGGCCAGCGCAACGATGACCAGGGGATTGCGCTCCAGCAGCAGGCGCAGACGGCCAACCTCACCGCGCGCGCGCTGATGGCGAAGGGCATTGACCCGCATGTGGCTGTTGCGGCCGTGCAACCTGGCAATGGCGAGTTGCTGAAACAGCTTGTCGATGCGAACTTCGGGCCTGGCCAGTTTTCATCGGCCGGCGAGGGGCACATTCTGAACGGCCGCACTGGCGCCGTGACGAAGGCTTATGAGCCGGAGGACAAGACACCTCCGAGCGTCCTGGAGTATCAGTATTACCTCAAGAGCCTGCCGAAAGGCGCGGCGCCGATGGATTATGCGACCTTCTCGACGGCGAAGGCGCGCGCCGGCGCAACGAACATCAGCAACACCGTCGACACTGGCGCTGCGCCAGCCTACGACAAGCAGCTTGTGGCGGGGCTCGCAAAATCTCACGCTTCGCTCTCCGAGGGCGTCGAGGAAGCGCAAGCGCGGGCGCGGGACGTTGCGGCGATGCAGGGCGCCATTGACGCGATCCAGCGCAACGGCGGCACCACTGGCGGCATGGGCCAGGCGCAAATTCTGGACCTCAAAAAGACCATCAACGCCGGCGCGGGCGCGCTCGGCATCGAGAACCCTTTCAACGAGGGCGACATTTCGGACAAAGAATTCCTCACCAAGTTCAACCGGCAGATCGCCGGCAACATGGCGAAGAGCGCGGTTGGCGGTCGCGTGACCAACTTCGAAATGAGCAACTATCTCAAGGCAAATCCGGGCCTCGACATGAGCGGCACGGGCAATCAACGCCTGCTCGGCATCCAGGCGCAGATTGAACAGCGCAATATCGCGGTCGGCAACGCCATCCGCGAAGCGACGGCGCGCGCCATTGCTACAGGCAAGACGATCAACCCCGTCGAGGTGCAAAAGATCATCACCGACTATGATGAGGCGCACCACGTCAAAGACCCGGTGACGGGGCAGGATCTTACGCAAAGCTACGTGCTGCCCGAATTTCAGCAGGGCGGGACAAACCCGGCGCTTGCCGACCAGCACTCAAAGAACCTCGGCAAAATGCGGCGATACAACCCGCAAACGGGGGCGCTTGAGTAATGGCTGATAGCATCCAGATCGCGGCGCCGGACGGCTCAGTTGTCGAATTCCCCGCCGGCACCCCCGATTCGACCATCAAGGTTGTGATGGCGAAGAACTATCCGGCTCAAGGCGGCGGCAATTCGGAATTGTCGGCGGCCGCGAGCTCTGCCGTGCATCCCGACGATGCCGGCTTGATCCATTCGATTCGGGACGCCATCCACGCGCCGACGCGCATCGTCGAGAATGCCTTTCTAATGGGGCTCGGAGACCGCGCGCGCGCTCTGATGGATACCGGCCTAGACGCGGTTTCCGGGCGATCGTCGCGGGGGCTGAACGACCTCGTTACTGGCAAGCCTGGCGGATACGCTGGTCATTTGGAACGTGAACAGGCCGAAACCGAGAAATTCAGGGCGGATCATCCGATTGCGGCGCCGGTGATCGAGGGCGTCGGCGGCATTGCAACGCCGCTCGGCGTGCTCGGCGCTGCCGGCAAGGGTGCGTCGCTCGGCGCCAAGGTGACCTATGGCGCGGGCGCCGGCGGCTTGCTGGGCGGCGTGCTCGGCGTCACCAACTCCAAGGATTGGACCGATCTTCCGCAGACCATGCGGGATGCAGTCTTTGGCGCCGGGACGGGCGCGCTGCTCGGCGGCGCGCTTCCGGTTGTCGGGAAGGGTATTGGCGCTGGCGTGAATTGGCTCGCTGATGCTGTTCGCAGCACGCCCGGTATTTCTCGCAGCGCCGCGCCGCACTTGCTGGAAGCGTTGCAGGCTGATGGACCGGCGGCTGTGCGTGCGCGCATGGATGGGCTCGGGCCGGATGCCATGCTCGGTGACGCCGGCCCCGCGCTTCTCGGCAAGATGCAGGGTGCATCACTCAACAGCGACGAAGGACGCTCGATCCTGCAAAGCAGGCTGACGCGCCGCAACGATGGCACGAACGCGCGTGTCATGGCTGACGTCAATGCTGCGCTCGGCCCGGCGGAAGATCCGCAGACGGTCACGAACGCGATTCGAGCGCACCGGACGGCGGTTGACAATGCCTCCTATCCGGCGGCGCTCCAGAATGCCCCGGATGTGCAGACAGCGCCGATTCTGACGCAGCTTGACCACGCCATCCCGCGGGCGGTGGGTATGGAGCGGCGCGCACTTGAGAACCTGCGCGAAATGATGATGACCACCGAACAGCGGCCGCGGCTCGATCCGTTCGGCCGACAGGAAGTCAACCCGCGCACCGGTCAGCCCGTCTTTGATGAGGTGCCGGTGTCGCAGAACGACGCCGAGGTACTGCACAAGGTAAAGCAGGAGCTTGATAACGTCATCCAGTACGACGCGCCGGGGCTCGGCGTGCCCGCCGGCGCCCTCTCGCGGCAGCAAGGCGTCTTGAGGTGGATGCGCGGACAGCTCAACCAGACGCTTGAAAACCAGGTGCCGGGATATACTGCCGCAAACCGCGCATCGGCGGCACTGGCGAATCGCGCCGACGCGGTTGAGGCCGGAACCCAATATCTGGGCTCTGGCAAAACAACGCCCTCACCAGAGCGATTCGACGCCGAGTTTGGCCCGCTGTCGCAGGGCGAGAAGATCGCCTTCGCGAAGGGTAGCCGAGGCAACATTGAGCGCGTGCTTGGCACGAAGGCCAACGATCTTGAGGCGCTGCGCGGTGAGCTCCAGGGCGAAGGGGGCTGGAACACGGCGAAGATCGCCAGCGTTCACGGGCAAGAGGCCGCTGACGCGCTCATGGCGTCGGTCGACCGCAACCGAAAATTCCGCGATACCTTCAACAAGGTGGTGGAGAACTCGCAGACGGCGCAGCGTACCGCGGCCGCACGAGCGATGAAGCCTGATCCCTCGAGCGAAACGCCGATCGTCAACCCGAACATGACGGTGACGGGCCTGGCGGGCACCGCGGCGAAAAAGACGGCTGTCGCGATCGCCAACGCGCTGTTGCGGAAGGATCCAACAGCGAGCTTCGGCGAAATCGCTTCGATCCTTTCGGCGCAGGGGCCCGAGGCGCGCGCCTATCTCAACGCTCTCGCCGATACGCTGAACCGTCGGAGCCTAAACGCGGCGGCGTCTCAACGGATTGGGAACCAAGCGGCTCTGCTTCTTGGATCCGGGGCGAATGGCGCTCTGCGCGATCGATTAGAACGGCGATGAGGTAGAGACAGAGCACGCCGAGCCCGCAAATCAGCGCGTAGACGCCGGCGCCTTCCCATCCGAGCGGGCGCAGCACGTTCTCAATCTGCCCAAGGCCATACTTCAACAGGACCATAACCAGGACGAGCGCAGCCAGACAGGCAAAGCGGAGCATGGCGACAAGCTACCAGACTGATGCCGGGAGTGGCAATGTGCCGGCGGCGCCGCCGGACAACGGGCGCACGGCATTTGACTATTTTGTGAGGCAGGGTCTCACTCCGGCGCAAGCCGCGGGCATCGTCGGCAATCTCCAGGGCGAATCGGGGCAGGGGCTCGACCCGAACGCCATCAGCCGCGGCGATGGTAGGGATGGCTCCGATTCGATCGGCATAGGGCAATGGAATAGCGGCCGCGCCGCGGCGCTCAAGGCTTACGCGGCCTCGAAAGGCGTTCCCTGGAATGATCTCAACGCGCAACTGGAATTCCTGCACGGCGAATTGAAGGGGCCGGAAAGCGGTGCCTATTCGGCTTTGACGGCCGCGCGCACGCCGGAAGAAGCGGGGCAGGCGATGCTCGCTTTCGAGCGTCCAAAGGACTGGAATAAGCCCGGGGCGTATCCCGAGCGCGCCAGATACGCCGCAAAGGCTTTCGCGGCCTATGGCGGCGGCGCGCCGAGCGCCGCGGCGCCTGCTCCTGGCGCGGCTCCAGCGCAGCCGGCGGCGCCATCACCGGCGCTACAGCCGACGGCGGCGCCGATCTTCGCGGGCGGCGGGGCGCCAGCGGCCGCGGCGCCGGCGCCGTTCATGGCGCCGCAAATCCAGGCGTCTCCCATCTTCTTCGGGCAGCGCAAACCGATCGACCTATCCGGCCTTCGCGCTGCGCTCGCGCGGGCTCCAATCTTTGCCAGCTCTCAGGGGTGAGAGAATGCCTGTCTACAAGTGGTCCCAGACATCCAACAACAACGCCGGCGCCGATCCGACCATAAATTGGGCGGAAGGCCAGCCGCCGAGCTCAATCAACGATTCGGCTCGCGCGATGATGGCGGCCGTTGCCAAATGGAGGGATGACGTTTTCGGCATCCTCGTAGCGAGCGGCACCGGCTCGGCCTACTCAGTCGCAACGAATTCGGTTGTGACGGCTGCTACCGATGGTTTCACGGTCCAATTCACGCCGGCGGTGACAAACACGGGGCCGGTCACTCTCGCGGTGGATGCTCTCGGCGCCGCGCCGCTGCGGTTCTACACCGGCAAAGAGTTGCCGGCCGGTGTTGTGATCTCTGGCAGCTTGTACCAGGCGACTTATCGCGCGGCGAGCGGCGAATGGTTGCTGCACGGTTTTGACAGCTCGTCTTTGGCAATCCCCATCGGGGCCAGTCTCGATTTTTGGGGCGCTACAGCGCCGAACGGCTCTTTTGCTTTCATGCAAGGTCAGGCGATCTCGCGCACCACCTTTTCAACGCTGTTCGCGCTCATGGGCACGACGTTCGGCCCTGGCGATGGAACCACCACGTTCAATCTGCCGGACAAAGTTGGCCGCGTTTCCGTGGGGGCCGACGCTGGCGGGGCTCGGATCTCTGGCGCCACGTTCAATAGCACGACCTTGGGAGGGGTGGGCGGCCAAGAGCGCGTCACGCTAACGACGCTAAACCTGCCGCCCTATACGCCGGCCGGCAACGTCACCATTAGCAATGTGTCGGTAAGCTATCCGGTTCGGAACTACGCCAACAGCGGCAGTTCTGTGCTCACGGACTTGTCTCTTGGCAGCAATGTCGGATCCGGCGCAGGCACTCTCACGGCCGGTTTTCTCAGTGGCGCGGGCTCGTTTGCGGGCACGGCGCAGGGGGGCACAAGCGCGCCGATCACGAATATTCAGCCGGCGATTGTGTGCAATCCGATTATTCGGATCATCTGACAACACATCCCCAACGGGACGGTGCGCAACCTCGCTCGCACTCATAGCGGCGAGCGCCGCGCAACCGTTCCAATCGGGGAAAGTCATGTAATGGATATCAGTCTCCCAAGCCTTCTGCTCGGTGTTGCGGGCGTCGGCGTTGCTTATTTCGGCTATCTCGTCGCCACGAAGGGCATGAAGGCGGCTCTCGCCTGGCTCAAGAGCGAATGGGCGGCCGGCGCTGGCGCTGTTGCCAAGGTCAAGGCCGATCTCGCGCAGCTCGAGAGCGGCGTAGTCTCGACGGTCAAGAGCGACGTTGCCGCGCTCGCTGCGCGCGTCTCGGCGCTGGAAGCCAAAACCTCGCCGGCAACGCCGGCAAATCAGCCGACCAATCCGCAGCCGTAAAAATGGAGGACGAATGACGCGGCAATTCAGCGATGCGGCGCGCGATCGGGTTACCGAGCCGTGGGAAGAGTTCGTCGGCTACGTCTATGATGACAAGCTGCCAAAGCGGCACGGCCGATATGTCGAATGGGACGGCGGCGCGGTGCGCGGCACGCTCACCATTGGTTTCGGCCATACCGACGCGGCCGGCGGTCCGAAGATCGTTCAAGGCCAGCGCATCACGCGCGAAGAGGCGGGCGAGCTCCTGACGCGGGATATCGCGCCCTGTGTCGCCGCGGTCAATCGCCTGCTGCGCGTCGAGGTGACGCAACACCAATTTGATGCGGTGGTAGACACCTATTTCAACTGCCCGGCAGCGGCCGTCGCCGCTATCAAGCTCATCAATGCCGGGCAGGCCGATAAGGTGCCGGCGAAGCTCTTGCAGTACACCTACTCCAAGGGCGAGCACATGGAGGGCCTGACGCGCCGGCGCAATGCCGAAATCGCGTGGTTCACCACGCCGGATCACGCCGAGCCGCCGCCGTCGCCCAATCCGGAGGTGGTACACTCGCCGAAGGCGGAGCGCAATCCGCCGCCGAAGCCGTTGCACGAATCGAAGCAGGCCGCGGCGGGCGGTAGCGTCCTCGCGTTCGGGCTCGGCGAGGCCGCGAAGGCGCTCAATGAGCTCCTGGAGCCGCTCAAAGAGGCCAAGGGCTCGCTTGATGAGCTCGGGCTGGTCGACGTCATCGGGGCGGCCGCTCATGACCCGAAAGTGATGCTGTGCGTAGCGCTCGCGGCGCTCGGCGCCTTCATCATCTGGGACCGGCGCAACAAGCTGGTGAACGACCATGCTTGACGCGCTCGCGGGCATCGGCGCCGGCTGGCGCGCTCTCGTCCACATCTCGGCGTGGTCTGGGCTTTCGGTCGGCGCCATCCTCGGCCTCGCCGTGCTGGTCTATTTCGATCCAAAGGCGCTGAAAGCGGCGATTGCCGGCGGCGTTGCGGTCGCGATCGCCTGGGCGGCCATAGTGCACGGGCATTCGGTCGGCGTGGCGGATGAAGATGCGCGGCTGCAAACCATCTCCAACCGGAACGACGCTCGAGCCGGGGCCGCGGCCTCGGCAGATGAAACGGCGCTAGTGCGCGCCATCGAGTCGAAAGCGAAGGATCAACATAATGCCGACCTTGCGGGAATTGCGCGCCTTAAAGCGGCCGGCGCAAGCTGTGCTTTCGATCCTGATAGCGGCGACGCTAGCGGCGTGCTCGCACGACCCGGGCAAGCTGGAGCCGGCGCCGTCGACGGCAAAGCGCAACCTGCCGGCAACGCCGGCGCTCCTGACAAAGGCGCCGCCGGTGCCTCATCTCGACGCGGATTGCCATTTCCCCTGGTTTCGGGTGCCGGGTTGCCGCGGAAAGGACACGGCGGCAATGCTGCGCCTGACGGTTAGCGATGATCTCGAGCTGAGGGACCGGCTCGGCGCCGTACCGCGCTGGTATGCGACCGTCCGCAAGAGCTACGGGGGCCAATGACCGATTCGGACACCAAGCGCATTGCGGCCGCCGCGGCAAAGGAAGCCTTGCAAGAATTCCTGCTGCTGCTCGGCGTCGACATCAGCACGCCGGCCGGCGTGATCGAGCTGCAACGAGATTTTCACCATATCCGGAACGCGCGCGAGGCGGTCGACACGGTAAGGAGCGCGGTCCGGAGCAAGGTCGTTGACGTCCTCACGGGCAGCGCTGTGACCGGGGCAATCGGCGTCGTGGCCTACTACGTCTCGCACCACTGACCAGGCTACAGCTCGTCCGGAACGGACAGTGTTGGCACTCGACCCCACATAGTAATGTGTGTTAGCCGCCACCTCCGCAATTGGAAGTGGAATTTGGAATGCGCAACAAAAGAAACATGGGCTTCGCACTGTCGGTCTTCTCGATGATCGCCGCCCTCTTGTGGATCACGACGACGGGACCGAACCACACCGAAGGCTGCAACTACACCTCGCCGCACTGCCAGCGATAACTCGTCTGAGCATTGGGTAAGCCTACGGTAAGCCTACGCCCGGTTTTTCCGGGTTTGTTCACGTTCGTTCACGTTTGTTCCGAGGACAAAATCGAAATATATCAATGCTTTAGGCTGGTAGGGCGAATATACTGATTTGTCCCTGAGATGCCAGTCTTTTGCGGCCGATTTTGGCAGGTTGCCAACCGTTCCGATCGCAGCAATCAGCGCGATTTCCGGTCCGGATCTGGCGTTTTCCACGCCTTGGCGTTGTGCTCGGCAAAGGCCTCGGGAACGGAGAAGGTCCCAGTTTTCAGGTCGTAGAGGCAGCGCCAGTCCTCGACCCACGGAAACGGCGTGTCCTCGCCCTGAATGTCGAACGACAGGCCGATCACGAGGTAGCGGCTGTCGGGCCAATGCTGGCCGAGCCAGGCATAATTGTCCTCGAGCCCCTTGATCAGGCCCGCCTGCATATGATCGAGCGAATAGGGGTCCTGGGGGTCGTACCGAACGACCTTGGCAGCGGGCTGGGTGAAGAAATAGTCCCAGGCGGCATCGCCGAGCGGCTTATCGGTCGCCGCCGCAAAGCGGTCGCCGCTGTGCTTGTAGTAGAGGTGCAGCGTCTGCGTGCCGGAGCCGATCTTCTGCATCCGCACCAGCCATTGGCTGTCCGGGCTGAAGCGGAAGCCGGCCTGGTCGGTGGTTTCGCCCTCATTCAGCGGGAAAGCGTTCTTGCGGGCGCGGTCGAAGGTCCAGAACTGAAACAGCATGCCGTCGTCGCCCATGTCGCGCGCATATTGCTCGACGCGCAGCTTGCCGTCGGGCGAGGTGATGACCTTCGCATCCTTGACCCGCTTGAACTCGCTCCCGGGCCCGTTGGCATGGGCCGGCGCGGCAAGGGCCAGAGCGAACAGCAGCACCAATCCTGGGAGTCGGCCAAACATCGTCGCGTTCCCTTGTCCGTGGGTTGCAGATGGGACGCCGGGGCAGCCGGTCCGGTTCAGTCCATCGCGCACATGGACAACGCCGGTATCTTTCGACATGAAGGGATGGGCGGCGCCCATGGGGCACGAGATCGAGATCGTGGCAGTCATAAATACTTTCAGAATCAATAGCTTGTGTTCGCCTCTTAAGCGGAATTGGCGGCGCGTTGATGTCGAATCCGCAGGAGCCGTGCGGCGATGACGGAGCACGGCCAATCCTCGCCATGGTGGACACCGTCGCGCTTCGGCGACCGCAGGCCATTCCTGCTGGCGCGGACCGCGATCACCAAGGCGCTCAGGGCCTGGTTTGAGGAGCAGGGATTTGCGGAGGTCGAGACCGGCGTGCTCCAGGTCTCGCCGGGCAACGAGACCCATCTCCATGCCCCGCGCACCGAGCTGTTGCGAGCCGACGGCTCGCGGGCAACACGCTATCTGCGCACCTCGCCGGAGTTCGCCTGCAAGAAGCTGCTCGCGGCCGGCGAAGAGAAGATCTACGAGTTCGCGCGGGTGTTCCGCGATCGCGAGCGCGGCGACCTGCATCTGCCCGAATTCACCATGCTGGAATGGTATCGCGCCAACGAGGGATATGACGCGATCATGGCCGACACCGTGGTGGTGATCGCCCATGCCGCCCAAGCCACCGGGATCGGGCGGTTCTCGTTCCGCGGCAAGACGGCCGATCCGTTCGCCGAGCCGGAGCTGCTGACTGTCGCCACCGCGTTCGAGCGCTTTGCCGGAATCGATCTGCTGGCGACGATCGACGGCAACGAGGGAGACCGCGCGGCACTGGCGGCGGCGGCAAAAGCGCGGGTGCGGATTGCAGACGACGACACCTGGTCCGATATCTTCAGCAAGGTGCTGGTCGAGCATGTCGAGCCCCATCTGGGGCAGGGGCGCCTGACCGTGCTGTTCGAATACCCGTCGCCGGAAGCAGCGCTGGCGCGCACCAAGGCGGGTGATCCGCGCGTCGCCGAGCGTTTTGAGATCTATGCCTGCGGCGTCGAGCTCGCCAACGGCTTCGGCGAGTTGACCGACGCCGCCGAGCAGCGCCATCGTTTTACCGCCGCGATGGACGAGAAGGCGCGCCGTTACGGCGAGCGCTACCCGCTCGACGAGGATTTCCTTGCCGCGGTCGGCCAGATGCCGGAGGCGAGCGGTGTTGCGCTCGGCTTCGACCGGCTGGTGATGCTGGCGAGCGGCGCGCCGCGGATTGACCAGGTGGTCTGGACACCGCAGGAGAGACATGAACAGAATTGA